TAGTTTTTAAACATGTAAACCACCTTCTTCATGAAAATATTTTCCTGAGCATCTTTACCAGTTTTCGACTGTATACCCATAAGCTTGTCTTTGACCTGGGTTGCCTCGTCAACAAGTACAGCAGAGCATATATTAGTATACCCAGAACGACGGCACTTAGTATAAAGCTGACCAATGCAACGTGGATCAGCTTCGCATGCAGCCATGTGTAAAAAGATTTCACGTTGAAAGTTAAGAAAATATGGATAGCCAATGTCTAGCTTAGTCCATTGAAGCATCATGTAATGCCGCCCCGTAATATATGTAGCTGTACCGTTGTTATAAAACCAAAAACCCTCACGCCTACGCCTAAACTCTTCCTCGATATATGGACGAAACCTCTCTCTGAACTCTCTTGGCATTTCCGCCCACTCATCCATAGAACGAATACGAGACAATTCCTTCGGCATAGATATCCTTCTCCACATTTGCATAGAGTCTGATTCTTTATATCCGAAAATGTCTTTCTTCTTCGGCCTTTTTGGAAGGCAAATGAGTAGCCCACCGAGTTCGATAAGCTCACCTTCCGTACCGTTGGGACAAATCTTAACAGCAGGTTCTTCATAATCCTTTGACCTAAATCCAGGAGCACCCATTTTAGGTTTTGCTAATTTCATGTATTTGCCGCACGAGCATTTAATATCATGAATTGCACCCTCACCTTCTACGTACTTAATAGTAACACCTGATTTACTTACAACTTCATCGTTGCATTCGCATTTATAGTCTGCCATTAGAATGATGCTTTAGTGTAGCCTTTTTTATGCTTGTATGGAGCCATATATTTAGGTTCTTTTCCAGGACAGCACCATTCTGCGCCACCATCCCATGGATCAATACACCAGCATTGGTTATAATCATTAGCTTGAGAACGCCTATGCTTATTCTGCACAGAACAAGATGCCAGTAATACTACCGACATAAAGGTTAATAAGTATTTCATTATATATAAATTTTAT